TTGTTTTAATTTTTAGAACTTGACAAGCTTTTTCAATAATAATATTTGGAATTGCTTTGCCGTCAGCATCCATTAAAATAGGGAGGCACTCTTCCTTAGCAATATTTAATACCTTAATTCTTAAGTTATTAAAATAAAGCCTTTTATATTTATCCAGTTTATCTTCTGAAAAATTAAACTGTTTGCAATATTCAAAGAAAGGTTTGTTACCTCTCTTATTATTACAACTATAACAAGCTATAGTTAAGTTAGTAGTATTAAAAGTCCCTCTTTTACTATCTGGAATAATATGTTCCAAAGTAATCTTATCTGTTGTCAGTGGCATGTCACAATAACAGCAAATTGATCCATCTCTATTAATTACATATTCTCGTATTCTTTTTTGCCTATTACGTTCTTGAAGTCCCATATTATCTCATAAAAATAGCAGCCGTTGCCAGCGCAAAACAAATTAGTATCATAATAGACGGTATAATAAAATGCCAAGCAATAGGTCTCTTACCATGTTGCTTCCACCATAATTCTGCTTGACGCGCATGAAAAGAATTGTAAGCACAATGGTGTCCGCAAAACCAACTCCAAACTGTGGAGCTAAAGTAACGTTGAACCCAACCTTCAATTAAAAGATTTTCTAATTGTTCGGCACAATCTACTGGAGAAAAATAGGATTTTGTTATACTTTTATTACAGCCCCAACAGGTAATTGTAATTTTAGATTTAGGTATTTGATTATTCATAATTGAGTTGTTCTTCCGATTGTAAGGTGAAATCCAAAACGAGGTTCTGGAGATAGCCCATATTTGATGCGGAGATCATTTAGATATGGACATTTAACTTTAAGCCAATAATATTCATTGTTATCTATAACACCACCCTCATATTCAAAATCAATTATTTTATTGGCATCAAGTCCCCATAAATCAAACTTAGGAATATATTCTCCTCGAATAATAGAAATATGCGTGCCCCAGACGGGACGAGTAAGTTTGCCTTTCCAAGGAAACTCCCGATAAAAAAGGGCCCTGTAGTATAATGATATTTCATCATCACACATCAATACTAACCATTTTTCATTGGAACCAAGATGGCTGCGCGGACTATAAACAAGTTTACCTATTGATTTCATTTTTCATCAACGGGCCCAATCCAACCATTAAGATAATGGATAGAGTCTCGTTTAGCAGATAACCACATTACTAATTCTGTAAGAATGGCGTTGCCTTCTGGCGTATCCGCGACCTCAATATATAAGTTGCGCTCAATAGTAGGCCCATTAAACAGCTGTATCATTTTCTTTGTGATCTTTTTCATTGCCAAGTTTTTTCATTTTTTATATTATATATGGTTTTTTTGGAAATACCAAAACTTTTTGCTAATTTTGCTACAATGCCCTTTTCATTAGTTTTAAGCATTTCTTTAATGTAGTCAACATTTACGACGGATAATTTAGCAAAATGACTTTTTTCTCCAAGTTGAGCTTGTCTTGTTTTTTGAATGCGCTCTTCCGATTGCTTTTTTCCAAACATGGGATTATTTTCTCCAATTTTGGCTAAAGATATATTTTTTCGATGCTCTTCTGATTTCTTTTTACCTTTACTAGACAAAGACATATTTGATCTAATTTCTAATGATAGTGGTTTGCCTATACGAACATCTGACATCTTTTTTCTAATTTCTAATGTGGGAGCCTTATCAGTATTGGCTATAGATATTTTTTGTCTTGTTTCTTTTGAAGTTTCGTGCCCCATACGAGATTCTGACATTTTTTGTCTAGTCTCTTCTGTTACTGGTGGGGCCAATACTCTACCTTTGAATAAATTACTCATATATTGTTTATGTTCTTCGGTATGATGTTTGCCATATCGAGGATACATATGCGACGGTAAGCCAGATGGCCACGCCACATTTCCACCAGGAGCTAAATTATATCCATTTTCTTTATTACGACTATCATATTGATTTATTAAAAATGTTTCAATAACATCGGCATCTTCTTGTGTGCGACAAGAAGCAACATGTTCCTGAATAAAATTATCAATTCCATATTTATTCATAGCTCGATGAATATATTGAGTAGGTATTTTTTGTTTAGAATAGGATCTGTGTGCTTGCCAACGACGTTTTAAGTTTGTTGTTTGTCCAACATAAACTTTATTGTTTAATACGTTTCTGATAATATATAGATAATGCATAGCACCTCCATACATTATATATCAGTTAATTCATAGTGTTCGGCTACAAAAATACGCGAAGTCCGTTAATTTTATGCACTAACTTCACCATGCGGCAAATCTTATCAACAGTTTCAGTAACACTATTGGAGTTAATTAGAGATTTCCAATATGAACCTGGAAACAAACTTTGTATATCCTTACTTTCTTTAAAACGAGTATCGGCACTAGGATAGATCATTTTACATTCGATTATTTCATTATCTTGATCTCGTTTAATATCCTCAATCCACAAATAACCAATGTGGGAAGTTTCATTATCAGCAGTTGCCAATTCAGCTGTTACTTTGTAATCAGGTAAGTAGATATGATAATGTATCTCCCGCATCTGCCCAATATAATGCGTGGCATGCTTGCGAAACTTTGACAAATCCAATTTTTCGCCAACCTGAATGGTAAATAACATTTATTTTAATATTTTTTTATCGAAGGCCAATAATTCTTTTTTAATTTCTTGATTTTGATAATAATCGTTGTCGCCCAGCCACCATTCTTCAACGCGAAGGTTGGAGTCAATTTCTTTCGATTTTAGTTCCGATAATTTTTGATGCTGCTCTTCTGACATATCCTTAATAACTTCGCCAGGAATATTTTTATATCTCTGGGGAAGAAAAGATATTCGCATTAACAATCCGCGAAAAATATCAATAGCTTTCATTTGTAATTTAAAAAAGGGTGCCAGCCAAGAGTGTCAAACCAAAATCGACAAAAGTCTTTATAGTTTTGCGTCACTTTATCTTCCGCGAAAGCTTGTTTAAGAGCCGTTAATTCCGCAAAATAAGTATCTTTATCTCGTCGAAGTATCTCTACTTGCTCAGCCAATAAATCAGAAGCTATTTTTGGTTCCCATTGAATAGCAAGGGTTGTGCTAATTCTTACACTAAGCAATTCTTGATCCAATCGATCAATGCGATTAAAAAGTAACTCGAACATATCTACCATTTTAGAAAAAAACTCTACCGGCTCTTTGGTTCCAACAGCCTCTTTCATTTCTTTAAAAAGATCTTCGCGCTTCATTTATTTTCCCCAATAAGTCATTCGCAAATCTTGAATTGGATCGGCTGGAACAGTTTGAGTATTTAGAAATTGTTCTGTTAGATCTTTTAACGCATCAGTTAAAGAGTCAGCTTTAGTTTTACAGACAACGGTCTTGCCTTTAGCAAAAGCATCAGTATAACGAACCACCGAACAGTAGTAGCCTTTTTTAAGGGCGGAAACGGTAAGGCCCGGCGCTGTCTTATCGTCACGATAACGATAGCTAATAGCTTTGGTTAATTTATCAATTAAAACTTCAGTATTCATTTTATTCTCCATTCTACATTAATTTGGCTACTTCTTCGGCAAGATTATCCTTCTTCGTTGCAATGCCTTCGCCCACTTGGCATCTTATAAAATTGACGACTTGAATATTTCCGCCAATAGATTTTCCAACATTTTCGACAACTTGTTTAACCGAAGTCTTGGGAGCCCATACAGACTCTTGCTCTGTCAAACAAACTTCAGTGTGCCACTTTTTAAATTTGCCTTCCAAAATTTTGGGCCAAGCGGCTTGCGGTTTTTTAAGCTCGGTCAGTTGGGTATGAAAAATAGCAGTTTGTCTCTCGATATCTTCGGTTGATAAACGTTCTGGAGAAATAGCAATTGGGTTCATAGCAGCAATTTGCATAGCCAGATTGTCACCTAGTTCAATAAAATCTGGAGATTGAACAGCTTCCGTAGAAGAGGCCAGTAAAGTTAGAAGGACGCCAATTTTATTATTGGAATGACAATAAGAAAAAACTCTAGCACTTGGTGCCATGGCTTCTTCAACCCACCAACGACGAACCACTATATTTTCCTTAGTAATAGCTACTAGGTCTTTACGTTCACCCTCTACATCAGAGGCTTGAAAAGGAAGATGATGGCTCCACTTATCGCATAAAACTCCGATGGTCTTACGCGCAAATCCCTGAAAGTCTGGGCTATTGGCCACAAAGTCAGTCTGACAATTGACTTCTACCATAACTCCCGCACCAGGATAATTATTGACAATAAGCACAACACCATCAGAAGCGGCTCGACCGCTACGACCATCAGCAATATTTAAGCCTTTGGTCTTGATAAGGTCAACGGCTTTTTGTAAATCGCCATCACTTTGCTCAATGGCCTCTCGGCAATCATTCATGCCAGCTTGAGTTAAGGCGCGCAATTCTTTAATCATTTCACTTTTATTCATGGTATCATCCTCTATAACAATGTAAATCGTAAAAAATAATTGTCAATCCGGCGGGGTAATTTTAAAAAATTATTATATGTGTTAAGTCATCCAAATACAAACAAGAGGCTGATATATAATTCTGTATAGGAGATTACATATGACAAAAAGATGTCAAATAAAAAAAGCAGAAAAACTTGCATACGACGAGGGATATCGAATAATAAATGGCGAAATTACAAAACCATCTGGAGAAATAATTAAGGGCACTATAAAAAGGGGCTATCGTCAATTTGGCGCACTACATGTTCGTTTAGATAATGGGAAATATTCCCACTCTACGATAAAAGTTCACCGAATGCTTGCATACCAAATATATGGAGATTTAATTTATGACGGTATTATTCATGTTGAACATATAGATGGCAATAAATTAAATAATGTTGAA